CATATAAGGCCGCAGGCCGCAGGTCATCGATCCGCGAACCGCTGATCTCGATCACCGATGCGCCGTCAAATAAAAATAGGTCGGAGGTAGAGGGGTCGTTTGCCAAGAAAAAACTGGCTCCACCGCAACGCGAATGTGAGCAATGCCAAGCAATCTGCGATTTGGAGACGTTGACTCTCCCATTTTTTACTATTTTTAACTCAAGCCATACCGGAACGCCGTCCATGCATAGGTATACGTCCGGCATCCCTTCACCACTGCGGTTTTCAATCCTCTCGCAGTGTGTTTTCTTGGGCAGGTTTTGTTTCAACAGCTTCCACAGTGATTGTTCTGTCGCTGGCATCCTCAACTCTTTTCATATCAGCAAAAGCATGGGGGTAATTCTTCCTAAGACTTGCGAGTCTGGCAACAATGTCTTCACGCGACATGCTATCAAGCTGGTGGACATGTGTGGACTCGCGCCTATCGATGGTCAAACCACCCAGACTAGAGCGGATCTTCTCAGCATTGATGGCGGCACTGAATTGCCCAGCCTCTTCAGCAGACATGGACAGTTCTTCAAATCGTTTAAGCTGACCCAGTACAGTCACGCCATATCTGCGCTCTCTGGCCTCTCGAAGCTCTTTGATAAGTTCGGGAACTTCGGGGAAGGATTTGCCATCAAGCATTTTAACAGCGTGGTTGGTGGCACTGTTCTCAGCGTAACCAGCCTTCCTCGCGCACTCAGCATTAGACCATTTGCCCTCGACATAGTATCGAGCAAATTCTCTCTGGCGGTTGGTCAATCCGGCTGGCCTACCACCCTTCCCTATAGTGTTTTCTGTGGGTTCACTCTTTTTCAAAACCAAAATCCTCTCACGTTCGACTTGATAACTGTCTCACTGTCTCACAACTGTCTTAGCTATAATCGTTACTGGATATCATTTGAGACACCTGAGACACCTGAGACACTTTTTATAGCAAAAAAAAATAAAAAAAAGTTTTCCCAGAAAAAACATTATATGCCTCTTGTAATGTGTATCCACTATTCCCATTTAAAGTTGTACAAGTTACGAAAAGCTGATAGAGTTCAATTTAAGTTACTCGAATTATACAGGTTCGAGGTTCAAGGTTCAAGATACAAGGGGATTAAACGATGATCGAAGCTAAGAAATTATATTATCAGCGTCAGGAGAAGCTTCAAGCATTAGAGAACAAGCTTGGTTTTTGTCTCGTTGACGAAGGTTGTGATGATGAGAATGTTTCCGATGGTGGTTACGTTGACGAGGTTACTTACGATGATGATGGTAAAATTAATTTTTCTCAGCACGAGGCTTTTTGGAAAGCAATGGTTCGTTGTCAGGGAAGCGCGGCTGGCGAGAGAGCAAGAGAGCGTGACTTAGATATCAATATTATTTTGGGTGAGGTTATTTATTAGAAGGGGATTAAACCAATGAATACAAAAATAGTTTTACATGGCTTTAAATTTGCGGACTACAAGATTGTGGCACATCAGGATGTGTTTTTGCTTATGCCTCAGAATGATGAGGCCGTGTGTTATTTGGAAAATTACAAGGAGTCTAACTTCAACAAGAATGGCGGACTGATCATGGTGCGTGAGTATTTGAAGGATTGGATCGAGCATTTTGAAAATGAGGGATGGGAGATTGTGTAATGACTAACGATAAACCAAATCTGACTGACAGCCATTTTGCTGAACTGATGGATAACCAGTTTGGTGATTGGCTGAAGCCTAAAAAATTCTACCCAACCATTTCGGTTGAGTATTCACCAACCAAGGAAGAGTGGGAAGAGATTGTGGGTGCCATCTGGGTAGGTGCGCTCGAAGGTGGATCGAACCACTGGATCGATGGCATTCATACTTATGGTAACAATTTGAAATCTTCATATGATGTTGTCGAGTTCAATTTCGATATCGCTATCCATCATGGCAGTGAGGGCTGGGGTGATGACGATGAGGTCGAGGTCGAGAAGGTCAAGGCTTTTGATGTGATTGTTGACGGCATCAACTTGCTGGATCCACATCGCCAGCGGCTGGCATTGACTGTCGATGAGTTGGGTCAGTTGGATGCCAATGATTATGATTATATCATCCAGTTGGGTGTGTTTGGTAAGGAGGTGTATTGCTAATGTCTATTACATATAAAGCTATTGATCCTGAGTCTGGGATCCGGTGGTGCGTTCGCATCGTGTTCGAGGGTGATGACTATGGTCTTAACCATTGTCTGACGCACGATGAGACTGAGCCGATGATCGAGTTCTACGATATGGACTCAGAGGCTAGGATAAAGATGAGCAAGTCTGGCGACAAGACTGTGGCCTATCTGGCTGAAGAGTATGGTCAGTTTGTGAGTCGGTATTGCTGGTCTAATCTGAAGTTTGATGAGATCCTGAACGGCAAGACTCCGACTGACTGGTCGAAGCGTGGACTCAATCTGCATGGCGGCGTGAGTCGATGGTCGGTATCGAGTGCGTTCATGGTCGATGCCATGGCGGCGGTCGAGAATGAATTGGCCGACAGGGCAGAGCTTGAGCGAAGGGAGACTGCGTAATGATTAGCAGAAAAGAATTGATGGAGTGGTTGAACACTTGCCCTGACCATCACTGGGATATCGTCCATGAGGACGAGGGTCATATGCGTGTGTTGTTTGTCTTTGATGAGGAACAGGAAGAGGAGATCGAAGATGCCAAAGTTTAAAATTACCTTTTGTGATGTTTTTGAGGCAGACGACGAGTTAGACGCCATTGATGAGCTTCGGGCTTATCTTAGAGAATGCGTCGAAATGGAAGATGTAACCGCGTTTGGTTTTGAGGAGATCGAAGATGCCAAAGTTTAAGGTAACCGCCACGATGGATGTGGCCTATGAGGCTGTTGTTACGGCGCGTAATGAAGACGAAGCATGGCAAATGGCTAACGATGACGTTGCCACCATCGAATGGGTTCAGACCGATGAGGGTCACGACTGGACGTTGGAAAATGTTTGTGAGGTGAGTGATGACAAAGCCTAGTTCCAAGGACGTAGTTATCCGCACAGTGGGTCTGCGTAAGCCTGTACTATCGAGGCAGATGCATCTTAGAATTAACCATCGGGCATGGCACAAAGGTGCCTTGTCCAAACCAATAACTCTGAGGAAGGGAGTAAGATAATGGGAAGATTTTATCAAGGCGATATTGAAGGCAAATTTTGGGTCGGTGTGCAACCATCCGATGATGCAGATTTTTTTGGTGTAGAGGGTATTGAGGTAGAAGACCCAGATGAACCGGAAGCTCTTGATTATGAGTTTTATAAGGAACACGAACCCAGTGTTCGTGATGGCTTGAAAACATGTCTTAAAGAATTAGGAGGTGCCAAGCCTCACTTGGATGAATTTTTTATGAAGAATGATAGCTATAATACTGAGATTTTAATGGCATACCTTAACGAGCACATGAAGCCTCGTTTTACTGAAGAGGATGTTCGGAATATTTTAGAATGGTATGCAAGGTATGATTTAGGCACTGAAATTTTAGGGTCTATCACTAAGCATGGACAGTGCGTTTTTGAAGCAGAATGCTAGAAGGGAGTGAGATAATGGGAAGACCAGATAAGTATGAAATGGCGGCAAGGAAGCGTGAGGCAGAGCGTCTCGAAAAGGTTGAGGAGTTGGAAAACAAGCTGACTCCAGCCCAGATGCAGGCCATACTGGATGCGGCACAAGTCATACAGGAATTTGTGTGTGACTATACTGAGTGCGAGGACTTCGAGTTAACAGACGCTCGCATCTTGCCGAAGCTGGCGAAGGCCAAGACTGCTCTGGAGACAGAGTTCAACATGACAGGCGGCTGGGGTTATCAGTTGCCAATGTTCAGGAAGGGTGAAGACTGATGACAAACCCATGGTTGGTTGACGAGTTGCGTCAGATTGAAAGCAGAATGGTACAGCGGCTCAACTTACTTGCCACAAACACTCAGGACAGCACCAAGATATGTCCTGAGTGCGGTGGCGAAGGTGAGATTGAAGAGGAGCGGTATGTAGTGGACTGGTCTGATGGTGGGTATATTGAGGGCTACATGACTGAGTGTGCTTACTGTGATGGGTCAGGTAGTGTTGAGGAGGATGGTGAGTGATGTTTGAAGACGATCCAAGAGCCGATGACTTTGATCGGCACGGCACAGTTCGCAGAGTCGAGACTCGTTTGTTTTCGAGCGTTGGCTTATCGTCAATGTTCAAGTCCGGCAATGGCGAGGATCTGTGGGGCTATGAAGAGCGTACTATCAGGAACGCGAAGAAGGCGACTGGTACATTTTTTAAGGAGATGGCACATGGGTAGAGTCAAAGCAATGATGATGGATCTCGAAGAGAAGTTCGCGGACAAGGCTCTTGATATCGTGGATGAGTGTGAAACGTGGCACGAGTTCTCCAGCAAAATGGAGAGTCATATGAACTTGGTAGATCATATGGGTATGAGTGATGTGATGGACATGCTGGCTGAGATCTGGGCTGAACATCAGGAGTCCGCTGGCAAGGAAGCATATGGGGGCATGGTCAAAGATGACTAGTGTGTCGAAGGAAAAAGCTGGCAAGAGTGTGCAGAAGCTATTGCGCGAGTTCGAGGCTATGGAACTGGACATAGACTTTGCGGCCTATCTGTTGATGTCCGCAGGTCTGACTCTTGCCATGCAGAATAACATGGGTAGTTCAGTCGAAGTGATGCGGCTGATGACGGCATCGATGGTTGCCGCCCAGAACAATTGCGAAGAAGAAGAAGAGGAAACCTGTCATTGATTATTGAAGGGGATGGATCATGGGGCAAGGTCATCGAGGATGATCGATGTCCAAGGTGCGAGGCTCAAGTTGTTATGAGCGGCGAGTCGCAGGCTAGGTGCACGTCCTGTGGTCTGATGATTGGTTACAATTCAGCAAAGGAGGAGTCAATGCTGACAGAGTCGGAAGCGAAACCCATCGAGGAACTAACTTGGTCTGATGCGGTTCATGTAATGGAAGAAGTTATCAACGAAAAACTCAAGACTCTTGATACTAAAGAGGATGAGGATTTGGATAGGGCTATGAAGGTAGCCTTGGCGTGGCACAGGATCTTGAGGGGATAGCAATGAGTAATACAAAATCAATGGACAGGATCATCCGCATTCTGGACGATGAGTTGACATTACTCATGGACTCAGGGTTATATCGTGAGGCAGAAAAGACTCGAAGCAGACTCGAGGTCTACATGGAAATGCGTAACAAAGCCAAAGAGCTACGAGGAAAGTTGGATGACGGATGATGCTGACAATGTGGTTTACCTGAAGCCAAAGCAGAAGGTAAGCAAAGTGCCAATGGCTTCAGTGCCTGCGGTGTGTGGCATAGCCGCGAAGATGCTGGATAGTGCAATTATTGTGGGCACGGCGGCAGATGGCAGTATCAAGATGATGACTACGATAGAGGACGTAGCTGAGATCATCTGGCACTTGGAGGCGGCAAAGCATTCGTTAATGTCTGGAGATTTCGAGGACTAACAAGGGGCAGTTATGAAATTCAAATATAAAACCAAGCCATATGAGCATCAGCGCATTGCGCTCGAGCGTTCATACGATAAGATAAACTACGGCTACTTCATGGAGATGGGATGTGGAAAATCAAAAGTTCTTATCGACAACATGGCATGGCTGTACGAAAACAAAAAGATTGACACTGCAATCATCGTTGCACCCAAGGGCGTGTACCGAAACTGGCAGGTATCAGAAATCCCAGCGCACCTTCGGGACGATATTAAACACGAGGTTTATGTTTGGAATCCGAACCCGAACAAGAGTCAGAAAGAACACCTGCTATCAGGCATTGAAGAGCGTAGTAAGCTCCGCATCTTACTGGTCAACGTGGAGGGATTTGCAACGCCAAAGGTCAGAGCGTTCGTGGAGAAGTTTGTTCGTGGATCGACTTTCCTACTTGCGGTTGATGAGTCAACAACTATTAAGAACCCGAAAGCCAAGAGGACTAAGGCTCTGGTTGCGCTTGGTAAGGCAGCATCGTTTCGGCGTATACTTACAGGGTCGCCCGTTACGAAATCGCCGATGGATCTATACGCACAGTGTGGATTCATGGACAAAGCCCTGCTTGGTTTCGAGTCGTTTTATTCCTTTCAGGGACGATACGCAATTACGAGAACTCAACGGATGGGCGGTCACAGTTTTCAGCAAGTCGTGGGATACAGAAATCTTGACGAGCTTTCTACCAAGCTGGACAAGTTCTCATATCGAGTTACCAAAGAAGATGCTCTCGATCTGCCAGAAAAGATATACACAGTCCGGCATGTGAGTCTGACTGACGAGCAGATCAAGCACTATATGTCACTGAAGAATGCAGCTATTGCATTGCTCGAGGATGGTGGACTGGTGTCTGCACCTGCGGCCATGACTCAGCTACTCAGACTCCAACAGGTATTGTGCGGCCACATCATGACCGATGACAAAGAGCTTGTGGAGTTCAAAAGCAGGCGTGTCGATGCGGTGCTGGAGACAGTCGAGGAGATGTCCGGCAAGGTAATCATCTGGTCGAGGTTCAGGTATGACATACGAAACATCGAGGCCGCACTGAAGAAAGCCTATGGTTCGGACTCGACAGTCAACTACTTCGGGGACACATCGGACGAGGACAGGCAGAAAGCAATCAAGAGTTTCCAGTTCGGAGATGCGAGATTCTTCGTGGCTAACCCTCAGACCGCAGGCTATGGTCTGACGCTGACCGCAGCAACCAACGTGATTTACTACGCCAATGACTTCAATCTGGAGACACGGGTGCAGTCAGAGGACCGATGTCATCGTATCGGTCAGAAGAACACAGTGACCTATGTTGATCTTGTCTCGAAGGGCACAGTCGATGAGCATATAGTTAAGAGTCTTCGGGCTAAGATCGATCTGTCAGCAAAGACACTGGGCGAAGAAGCAAGGCAATGGCTCGAGCTATCGCCTCGTAAGGAGTAATACAATTTATTGTTTGACGATCACCGGATACATGAGATAAGTTATGAAAACATAAGAGGAGAATATTGTGGACAGAAAGAAATTCAAATCAGTGGCAGTGCCCGTTGATACATACAAAGATCTAGTGAAGCTTGCAGAGATGGAACACAGGAGTATTCCAATGCAGATCACTTGGATTGTTAAACAGGAGGCTGATAAGCTGACTAAGGAATCTGCTTGACCAAGCAGGTTGCAGGCGATAACGTCTGCATTCAACCCGAAGGGGTAAAACTTTAACGAAGGAGAAGGAAGATGAGCGATATATTCTCGCTGATTGATGAGGAGGTCGATGCCCAGAAGTTCGACAAAGTAGATGGAGAGAAGGGCAGTGCGCTGTCTACTCTTATCCGTCAGTCTATGAAGATCGATGAAGATATTGCAGCAACAGAGCAGCATCTCAAAGATCTGAAGTTCCGTAAAAAGAAAGTAAACGAAGAAGACATACCATCTCTTATGCAGGAGATGGGTATGGATGGTATTACAGTTGATGGTAACAAGGTTACTTTACGTCAGTTTGTCCACGCTCGAATCAGTGAGGAGAAGCGCGATGAGGCTTTCGCTTGGATACGTTCTATCGGTGAGGGTGACATTATCAAGAATGATGTGACTGTATCGTTTAATGCAGGTCAGGATAATGTGGCAGGAGCCGTCGTTGATGATCTTAAAAGCAAGGGACTAGACCCAGCCCAGAAGACGCATGTCCATCCCATGAAACTAAAAGCATGGGTGAAGGAGCGTATTGAGAAGGGTCAGGAGATCGACTTCGACACGTTCGGAGTTTTTGTAGGAACAGAAGCCAAGATATCGAGGAGCTAAGATCATGGCAACAGAAGTAGCAAATGCAAAGACCACTGCGGTGGCAAATCTAATGGATGACCTGTTCGATAGTGCAGGTCAGGGTATGGAGACTATTGGTGCAGATGATATGCAGATTCCGTTC